TGAGTACCATCTACCTTTAAGTTGCCAATAACATGAAGGTTATTAGCTACAGTTGCACCACCACTAACTATGATGTCTGTTGAAAGACCAACAGTAATCGTGTTATCACTTAGAGTTGTCTTCGTCTCATTTGTTGTTGCAGCAACTGTTAATACATCAGGTAACAACTGAACTGCATCAGTAGCTGCATAACCAGCACTAATGACTAATGTGCCAGGCACATCCTCAAATGCAAGTTGACCACTACCATTCAGAATTAGAATCTGATCATTGAATCCTCTTGCAGTTGGGAAACTATAATCTGTTCCACCACTACCAAGACGGAATGTGGTTGTAAATGTCGCACCTGTACCAACTGTGTGTGTCAGTGTGTTATGTGTACCAGTAAAGTTAGTTACAACACCAGTGACTGCACGAAGATTTGATCCAGCATCAACGTCTGTTGCATCAACTCTACCAACAACGTTTAGTACGTTTGATCCAAATGTGAAGTTACCACTATCTACTAATTGATCAGAACCACCAACAAAAGGAACACGAGTTGGAGTTAAATCACTGATAACAGGAGTTCCAGTTATGGTTACGCCAGTCGCAGTGGTTTCTAGCTTCTTGTTATTATTATGGTATAATTCTACTGTTCCATTAGGAACAGCCTTTATCATCTGTTCATTGTTAGCAATAATTGCAACATTGCCTGAAGTGGTTTGAATATTTAAGTTACCACTACCTGTATGAAGAACATTGCTGTTACTTCCACTGTGATAAAGTTGTAAATCATCACTAGCTCCGAAATTAGCTTTTACATTATCACCAAATTGTAATTTGTTTGCTGATTTATCAAAAAGAATATTGTTTGTATTTGCAGTCTCAAAGGTTACATCATCACCGAAAGCTGTAGTTGCATTGACATCAACAGCATTACTGAATGTTGATAGACCAACTACCTTCAATCCATTATTAAGTGTCATGTCTGTGCTGACACCAGTTCTGGAGTTGATTGTTAATATATCTGTATGTGCATTACCAATGGTAACATTACCATTTAAGTCTAACCCTGCAACGAATGTACCTACACCAGTAACTCTAAGGTTTTGTGTGACTGCGTCTGTAATATCTGTTCTGGTTATTGTTGCAATACCAGCTATTCTTAGTCCGTTTATATTTGCGTTTGCGTCTGTAACTAAAGCAGATGTTAAGTGTAACTCGCCAGGTGTGTGATCTAAAAGTTTATATGTATACTCTCCACCAATTTCTACTGGGTTTCCAGCAACGTTACCTATGAATAAACGACCCGCTTTATTCGCAGAATTACCAGCGGTTCCTTGTTCTACGGTTGCGGCTAATTCTCCAAATTCTAAAGAACTAGGAGCGCTAGCACCAGTAGATCTATGTATCCTAATCTTACTGGCCATTAGAACGATCCTCCATTAACATCGAAATTTTTTGTATTGCCTGGTGTGAGTGTGTTGACTGCAACCCATCTACTTGTGTTAGCATCATAAACAAGAACAGATCCATTCACTACATTTGACACATCAGTGTCTTGTAGACTTGCGACTGTTCCTCCAGCAGTAGATGAAGTGGTTGGAACTTTTACACCAGTTTGTTGACCAACTCGTACTTTGACTCCCATAATTAGATCCTTGTTGCTCCTTCTCTAACTAAAGCCGAACCTTCCACAATTCTTGTTCTCGTACCACCAGAAGCAGTAAGAAGAAGATCATAAACGTAACGGCCTGGTTTTATACTAGACGTTATCGTATCAGTCATATCAATTCTCACGATTCCATTTTCCCTATCAGGAAAAGCTACACTAAAATCAAACTTCTTATTACTAGAAGAATGTTTACGTAGTTGTGCTGCACCAGTATATCCAGTCAAATCCAACGCAGAAGCAGATGCATCATCCTCAAGATTAAATGTTTGAGTAAAATCAGCCCCTTGATCAATCACCAGATTTACAATGTATACAGCCATTCTTTAGAGTTAGTTTCGTCTAGATATATTTATCTAATTACAACTTATCAATCACTTTATACAAAAGTGACTTGATTTCATCAATTTCATTCTGTAATTTGTCAATTCGACCCATTTCATTTAACCTTTGTTGTTTTTTTGCTTTATAGGCCAAATATGCGGATCTATCAGTATTTACTATAGCTCCACTATCATCATCTCTAAAAAGATCTGATCTACCTTCAACTTGTTTATAATCCATTATGCGAGTGCGATTGATCGGAAGTCCCTAATTCTTGGAACATAAGCCTGATTTGTACTGGTCATAATCACTTTGATTTGGAATCCACTGAACTCCACTAAATCATTAGCAGTGAATTGATAATCTCTAAACTCTTTTAATGTACGAGAAGCAGGAACAAATCTATCAGGTGTACCATCACTATTTTTGGCATCAATTAATTGATCACCAAATCCATCACCAGTCGTGTCTGTCATGTTTTTGAAGCCAGGAAATAATTCATATGGTGAATCTGCAATTACTCCATCAGTTCTGATTAATCTATACAATACACGAATATCATTAGTATTATGTCTGAAAGCTCCAAATTTAACTTGTATCGAAGTTGCAGGGTTTTCTAACTGAACAACTTTTGTAATATAAATTGCAGCATTAGGATCAGCTAACATACTATTCACCCTAGAATCTGTTTTGTAATCAGATACAGGTTTATCAATTCTGTTTGTGGTTGTTATAATAGAAAGACGATCTAGATCTACAACAGGAGAAACGTTTTTATCCTGTGTGTTAAATACTAATTCTTGCGTAAATGATTTACCGCCAGGTAAAGATGTCAACTGTGCTTGTTCATTTACTTTAGATGCAATAATTCTAGGAGTTGTTAAGTGAGTAATACCACTAAGTGATATACTTTCAAATCCCTGATCAGCAAAAGAAACTTCACTACCATCAACACTAGTTCCTGATATAGTTCTTATACTACCATCTAAAGTAGTATCAGATGGAATCATAAATTCAACTAACGGTGTAAACGTTTCAAATTGTATATTCTGTGTTGCTCTAACAACTTTTCCTCCACCAATTTCTGTTTCTGCAATTTTTAATTTTTTAAGAGCATTAGTTCCATCTCTAGTTATTCCATTTCCTGTACCAGTGACATTTAACTTGATATGATACCCATCAATGGTAGGTGGAATACTACTATCAACTAAACTATGTGTGGTATTAATTCTTCGGAGTGACACGCCTGCAGCTTCATATTTACGCACAGTTTTTCCTACTTCATGAGTCTCTGCAGTTGTATTATCTACTCCTCTGGTAATACCAGTTAACTCACCACTTGCAGCTGCAGTATATGCTATAACTTCATTTCCAATCTGAACATAGCCTGGATTTGTTGCACTGACAGGTAAACCCTCAAAATCACCAAGGAAAGATATTGAAGATAGTTTAATTGCTGATGTTGCATTATGAGCATATTTTTCTGTAATTGAGGTCACAGTTGATATACCGATCACACCAGATATTGTAACCTTGTTATTCACTGCATGCATGCCATGATTTCTATGATTTACATGAATGTGAAGTCCATCTTTATCAGATCCAGTATTTGTAACCGATTGTGGAACTCCGTTGTTCAAGTTAGTTGAAATACCAGTATTATTCATAAACTTCAAAGTTCTACTTGTATCAAAATTACCTTGAACTCTATTTAAAATCACACTATTCACATTTGATACTGCGTTAACAGTAAATCTAATATTTCTGCCAGTGTCGCCTGTGCTTGCACCTAACACATCGCCTGTCTTATATCCTGATCCACCACTAACTACAGTTACAGTTCCAACAGCTCCACTATTAATAACGATGTTTGCAGTTGCACCACTACCATCACCTGTTATTGTTGTAAGTCCGATACCTGAATAAGTCTGACTACTTGCAGCTGGAATTAATCCAATACCACTTCCAGTCTGATAAGTAACTCCAGAAGTACCTGTGGCTAATGGCCCAAGATGTGCAACAACATTTCCTTCTGCAGAAGCACCAGCACCAACCTGAATTAATCTAGAACCAACTGGAAATTCATTAGTTGAACTACTAGTGGTGTTACCAGCTAATTGAATTTTAACTTCCTGTGAATTAAATATGATTGGATTAGGTCTCAATATAGGACGTTCTTTATTACCAACACCTATTTCTGGATTATAAAGTTTCAATGCGCCTGGGCCAGAAACAAATTCACATTTATTCATGACAAACTTCAAATCTTCATACTGAGAAGGAGTCCAAGTAGATCCGTTTTGTGATTTAAATAAAGATCCTAAGTATGGTTGTTGTGATACAATTCTTCTCTCACTTTCTTCGAGATTTCTATCAGCTATATCTTCTTCACCCATTTGTGCAATAAACACATTATACTCATTAGATTGAGATATTAGGGTCAATGCATATTCTCCTCCGCCACCTTCAAGAAATACTGGAGATGGGAAAGTAAATCTAGTTGCTATAGTACCAAATTGTGAAGTAATCACTTGTTCTGGATCCATTACAACTTCACCAAACGGTACAATTGTTCTAGTAGGAAATCCAGTTTGCATAGTTCTGATTTGACATGTAACTGGAATAACATCATCCTTTGTTTGGAAGAATACATCAACAGACGATACAAATATACCATTTGCCTCAGTAACTTCAAAGGACTCTGCAAGTGGATCAAACCACTGTACCTGTTCAGTTGTTCTAGTATCAAATCCAGTAGTTTGTTGGAAAGTATTTGTACTCTGATTAGATATAGTTGTAGAATCTTCTCTAGATTGTCTTTGAATATCAGCAGTTCTTACACTCAAAACATCTTCCTGAAGTGTATTTAATGTTCCTCTAGAGTTAAACGTTGCTTCGGCAACTGATGCTCTATCTACTGGAGATCTAGAATCCACTGCACTACTTGATAATCTAAATGTATTAGTTCCTGTTCTAAACTCTGGTGCTGATGGTAAAGAAGCTTCGGGAATAAAGAACGATCCTATCAATGCACCTTTCTCATCACTTATTAATCTAACATCTGTTACTTTAGCTTCAGCACCACTTGTTTCACCTCGAAGAATCATGTTCTTTCCTATAAATCCTTGGAATGTTCCAAGAACTTCCTGTTGTAATGATCCAGTATCTACATTTAATATTGAACTAGTTGCAGAATAACTAGAACTAACACCAACAGTGTCTGAATATGGATTAACAGCATATACTAAATCTGGATTATTATACGCACCAAACTTATGATTTGGTTGTGCAGCTCTGAATTTAATTGAGGCTGCGTTTCCATTTGTTGCTGTTTGCCAATCATCAGAGATTCCAGTTATTGTTTCACCAACTTGAAAGACTCCCTGTTCCATTGATATTTCTATGAGTTTGGGTGTCATATACTTGTTAACTTCTTGACCATCAAAAAATGTATAGAACTGTGTTCTTGGTTGTATTCTTGTTGCAATAAATTCTATATTCCTAGATCTCATAAAGGGAATTAATTCACTACTTACAAGTTTATTTCCAAGACTCTGTGTATCAATACTCTCATTAACTTGGAACTGAATACCACTTCTAGTCAATCCTCTATCTACTGTAATCGTCTCCTCTACAGTGTCTATCATTTGATCTACAAACTGAGTGGTGGTTATTCTTGCAGGCCTGCTATCTCCGCCAGGATGAGCTGCGTCTCCTCTACGTGCAGTTATTGTATTTGAACCTTGAACGGTAGTGCTAATTTCACTAGATATTGTATTTCTTTCAATATTTGTAGATGACCAAACCTCTTCCCATCCACCCCATTGAATTGGTGCAAGTCCTGTATTTGGATCTACTGCTAATTGTTGCATAGCTTGTGTAAATCCAGCATCAATATCAACAATGTTAGATTCAAGTTGATTTTCATTCAACCAAACATCACTATTAGGATTTAATTCAACACCACCAATCCATGTTATTACCGCAAATGGGTTTACATTTTCAGTTCTTGTTGCTAAAGGTTGACTAATATAAGGTACTTCTGTATAATTTAAAGTTACAACATCACCACTTCTCTTTAAATCGTTTGATTGTAAATCTGAAACTTGAGTTAAATCAGCTGCAGGGTCTGCTGTTGTACCGATTCCAATAACTTGTTCTGAACCTAGAAGTAAATCTAATCCATGTGTATAATGTGATGGTCTTAATTCTCCAGCCTTTTTATCAATAGAACATCTTGATAAAGGATTACTAAGAGCTTGACCATTATGACTTCTAAAATTATCTACAAAAAATCCAGACTTAAACCTATCAAGACCAGTTTTAGCATCTATAATTGTAAGTGAAGCAGTGTCAGTTTCTAGTAAAGAAAGTTGTGTATAAAATTCTACATTCTTTAATCTTTTTTCTAATCTACCAATATCAGCCATTGTATATCTCTTATGTCTGGCAGTTTTGATAGTAGACGATCTTTTCGCATTTCTAGCATATGGTTGAATTGCTATAGTTGCAACACTGAAAGCACCAGCTGGATCTGATGGAGGAACTGCATCAGATGTCGGTGCAGGGGCTCCTTTTTTTAATTCAAAAAATCCATCTTTAGTTAAAAAGAGTTTATCTATTCTTGCTAAGTAATGTGAATATCCTATTGTTACCACATCATCTCCAACTATAACAGGAGGTTTATTTCCAGAAACAGAAAAATCACGAGTATCGTAATCAAAAGGTGATGTTGTACTTGATAAATTATATTCCTTAACTCTAGGTCTAGCATCAATAAAATCTGACAAAGGAACACCTGAAAAAACAGGCATGTCAAACTCATAGTTATCGGAAGAATAACTGTTTGCACTAGCAAAATCACCCACTTCACCATCAAGTATGTAATGATCGAATATTATAGCTAATCTTTTTGAAGGTTCTGCTTGATCTTCTTTTCTTACAAGTCTTGCATAATCATAAAATTCTGGTCTTTGACCATCATCAAATCTAAAACTTTTGGTTATCTCTTTATCACCTTGTGTAACTATTGAAACTTGACCCACAATACCAGAAGATTGGAAAGTGACTATCTCTTCTCTTTCAAATTGTATATCATTTGTATAAACAATATCTACAGATCCAGCAGCTTTAGTAACTACTTGTGCAGTAGCACCACTATTATCACCAACAACCAATTCCCCTTGAATTGTATCAGTTAATTCTGCAGATCTATTGATAAGACTTATGCTTGGTAAGTTAGGATCTCCAGTTGTACTTGATTCATAAACAGCTAAAACCTTCACAACATCAGGTTGATTAAGACATATTTCTTTGTCTTGAACTCTTGTTCCATAAACATTATTTGTGGTCAAACCATCACCAAGTGTATTTTCACCTGTACCAGAACCATCTTTTTGAGATCTGTTAATTATTAATTTTGTACATCTGTTTAAGGTCTTCTTCTGAGATTTAATTTCTGTTTTCTTTACTGTTGCAGTAAAAACTCCAGCAGCGTTTTGTGATAACTGTCTCAAAGTGACAGATTTTCTATCAGCAGAGAATACTAAATTCTCTTCTCTTAAAGTTTGAATACCACCATTACCAGTAAATGAAACGTTATATCTTTCTTCATCAAATGACTCAAAAAATTCATTAGTTGATGTTATCGTTATAGTCGCTGTTCCACCACTTGAAGTAAAGGTAAATCTTTGTCTAGTTGTTATCTCAGATGAACTAAGATCAAGACTAGATATTGCACTTGCTGGCATATCTGATACAAAACTTGAATCTTTTGCATCAATGATTTGAGGTCTTATAATTTTAAAATCACTAGTAACTAAAGTAGAACCAGATGGTAATTCTTTTTGACAAACTCCAGCCACATCAGTACCTAATGGAGCAAGAGTAATTTGTGATGCTGAATTTACTACACTAACTCTGTTAAATGTTGGATCAGTTTCCCCTGATTTTTGATACTTTACGATATCATTTTCTTTAATACCACGAGTAAATCTATTTCCAGCTACAGTACATGTACCACCAGTTGTGATTGTATATTCAGTGCCTGCAGGAGCTGGACTACCTTCTCTTGAAAGAACTGTATCGGCATTGAATGTAGAACCACTTACTTGTTGGTAAATTGATTTAACATCATCTATAGAAAATTCTGTAACTGTAAGTACAGTTTTACTATCATTAACACCGTTTACTTTTATTGGCTCATCAACTATAAAATTACCACTTGTTGATGTCATTGTTAAGGAAGCACTTCCACTAGCCGCAGATTTTAGAAATCCTCTTGCACCACTTCTCTGACCTTCAATTAATGATCCCTCTGGTGCAGTAAGATTACTATTGATTGTTATAGTTGTAAATGTTTGTATATCCCATAAGAATAATTCATAAACACTTGTTACACCTGTATATACAGTAGATTCTAATTTATAATCATAAACTCTTGCATCACCAATATGTCCAGTGGCCGCAGATGAGTGGGTCGCACCTGTTCTTTGACCTCTTAACTGAACCACATATGTTCCATCGACACCCATTCCAACAAAAGGTGTTCCATAAACACGATTTACTTTTATCTTACTGACTTTATCAAATGCAAATACTTGATTATCTAACTTTTTAATTGACCTTGGTTTTTCTACATCAATAAAATTATTACCTTGTTTTTCTATTTCATATCCTCTTACATACGCCTTGCCTGGAGATATCTGAAGAATCATACTATCACTACTTGGCACATTACCTTGTGCAGTTTTTTGATTCTTAGTATAGACTCCATTATTACCTTGTAAATCATTAAGAGATTCTCTGACTTGAACTCCAAACTGTTTTACGTAATAATTACCACTTTCATCATAAGTTCTTCTTGCAAACTCATCAGCTAAAAGGTTATAATCAGTCTTTTTAACCATTCTTTGAATGGCACCTTTATTTAATCTTAGTAACTCTATAAAGTTTGCATCACTAAGATCATCTAAATCTTTCTTAATTAATGTTGGTTTTACCTGAAATCTATCAGCGCCAGGAGCTGCAAAGTTTGAAAATCCAGCTGCATTATCAAATAGTGTAGAATCATCAAATGCAGATACTACATTTTCATCAATGAATAAACCAACCCTATAAGATGGATCATTACTATACTGATCAATAATGACAGTTTGACTATTTACTTTAACAAAATATCCACGGATAAAATATACACCTTCTTGAATTGTAGCTGCAGATCCTATTGATGCAGCATTTAAAGCAATTGTTGTTGCAAAAGGATTATTAGCTATAACTCTAGATATACCATATTCAACGTCACTGGATGTAATTAAATTTTCACCATCATTGAAAACATTAGTTGTAAAATCATTACCAGATTTGCTATATTTTACATATAAAGTATTACGACCTCTTTCAGATTGAGTAGCTGATATATGATTTACTACTGTAGCCTCTACACCAGAAATTTCTCCTCTTATTTTCTTACCAACTAATTTGTCAAGATATTCGGAAATAGGTATACCTAAAAAAGTATCTTCTAATTCAATAGAATAATATAATGAATCGTATCCAATTTGGCCAGGAATGACCATTGAACCTTCTTTAAAGAAGTGTTTACCGAACTTCTCTATTTGATTCTGAAGGATTGTTTGTAACTGAGTTAGTTCCCTAGCCTGAACTGGTATGCCAGGTTTAAATAGAACTCTGTTAAAGTTCTTTTCTTCATTAAAATCATCAAAATATGGAGAAACATTCAGATTGGTCTCTTGAGGCATTTTCTTAGAACTCTAATACAATTTTTACGTCTTCTTTCTGGGTAGCACTACGTTGTATTGCAGCCCTGTTATCTATGTATAATATCTCACCAGAATATTTTTTAACTTCTGGGTCGGCAACACCTTCAATAAAGTTTTGACCTAATTGAACTAAAGCCGTTCCAACGGTAGTGGCAGTGCCTGGATTTGAACTCGTACCAAAACTAGTATCTATTCCTAAAGCATTACCAGATGCATTACCAATTATGGTATAACTACCACCTGGCCCAATTTGAGATGTAAAATCCGTCATACGGAATCCATAAGTTGAATTACCAATTCCAGTAGGAGTATACATTTTCAAAATACCAGTTGATGAATCCCAATTTGCAACATATCCTACTGCAGTTGATCCAACACCAACTGTTTGTGATACAGCTGTATCAACATCAAATGTTGTATCTGCAATATTACCACCACTGATAGTTTTCAGTTTTAATGATGTTAGTGATACTGCAGTTGATTTTGTTAAAGCACCTCCAGAAAGAGTTTTAGGGTTTTTAACAAGACCAACCCGAGCAAAATCATTTCCTACGATAAAGTCTGGATTTGATGAATCATTTTCAAATCTTGCATACATCAAGACTCTGAACGCACCTAATTCTTTATATACATCAAAACCATGTCCGCCTGGTGGTGGAATAACAACTTCAATATTTGCAACCGATGTACCAGCAATACCCACAGCAGACAATCCAGCAATTGGCCCACCAATCTCAGTGCCTGGAGCGCCAGGATAGAATTGAACTGTTCCTCTAGTATATCCAGTACCACCATTTGTAACTGTTACGTCAGAAACTTTACCCTGAGAGTTTACTGTAACTGAACATTTTCCTCCAGTTCCATCTCCTAAGATAGGAATATTGTTAAATGTAGTACCAATGGGTTGATATCCATCCCCTGCATTTAGTATAACAGCTGTTTCTATCTTACCATCAACTGCATTGTTCTTAATATCAATACTTTCACCAGTTCCCCAAGCATTAGGAACAGGCATAAAATCAATAGAATCAAATTTTATAATTTGATTTGGTTTGATTGTGTAAAGGTATTTCCAAATATATCCGTCACCAGATGTACCAGCAGCTCTTGGTTCTAAATCAACAAAATCTGGTTCGTCAAGTGATTGTCTACCTTGTGGGTTATCTGGACTTTGACCATTATTAATACAAATATAAACCTTAAGATCACTATTTACAACGTAATATTGTGCATCATATAAATTTGTAGAAGATGTTTTAGGACTCTGATTCTCTCTAGTATATCCATTCTTATACATTTCATACACTGTACCAGCTGTCCAAGTGGTTTTTTTAACCATTCTTTGAACATCATCACTACTTAACTGTTTAAGGCCAAGCATGGTATCCCATGCATCATTATATTCTTTAAATCCATCCATAGGGGCTGGAGTATTTGTATTCCAATCAGTTTGACCATAACCAGCACCAATATCTTGAGAATTGGGTAGACCTATAAAACTATAATAATACTGCGATGTATCAGCTACACCAGCGACAAAATTCGCAGCATTTAATATTCTAAATTGATCTGAAATAATCGCAGGCATTTTATTAGACTATTTTTGTTTATTTATGTTGTTTTATCAAAGTCACTATAAGTTATAGCTAAAGGATTGATACGTCTGACTTCAGGAGCAGTCGTTATCCCAGTATAACCATTAGTGGTATTAATATTGAATACTTTTGGATCTGTTGTGGATCTTGTTAAATTGGTTAATTTACCAAAACTATAATTACCTAGT